TCCATTTGGGCTATCCGGGAAGAAACCGCTAGTTCCTCTGCTCCTTTCGGTAGCCTTAACATAGTCAACTTCTACCTTTGCAGAATTTACAATGACCTGGGCCACGTCTGCAATAGCTTTGGCACGATCTAATTCAAGCGGTTTGTCCTCGTCTAACAAAGCTTCCAGTGTTGAGAATAAATGATTTCTCAAATCTTCGATTTTATTTTTTGGCATCTATTTGTTTTTTTAGTTTTGATAAAACTTTCATTGTGAATTGTAATTCGGGGTCGTATCGTTGAATGGTATTGCGTAGCATCAAATCTTTACGACTAACCAATTCAAGGTTTTCAATAGTTAGGTTCTTGTTGTTTCTATCTTTGAAAATTACCGCATATCCTTTGGGTACTTCCCCGTGCTTTTGATTCCAAAGGTACACGTGTTTTTGAATATACTTGCCATTTACCTTGATCATTGTGTAACCTTCTACATCAACTCTCTCCGATCCGTCAGGCTTCCAGTTCGGTGGCTTCGAGCCTTTTTTAAACATGGTTGCTTTAACTTTTTCGTAAGTTTCTGCATCCATCTTTTTACCGTAGTTGTGTGGCTTTCGTCCTTTGGCAAATCTTCCAACCTTTCCAATTTCTCTTAATCTATCCCCTTGCTTTTTTAATTCTCCACTTCTAAATTTTGCATCTTTGTTTAGGTCCATTCGGTGAGCAAAATTGTAAACAGTTGAAACATTAAAGCCGAGGTGATCTGCAATATCTTTGGAGTATTGAAATGGGTAATTATTCAGAATGTACTTCTTTTGTTCCTCCGTCAATCTGCGTTGCTTCATTGAATTGGGTTTCAATTTGGTTTAACACGTCTTCAATGACCGCCATTTGTGCAGGATGCCACGTAGCGAGCGCACCCGTAACGGCATCAATGCCTCGACTTATTTGCATCATTAACTCTTCATCCTCACCCCAAAACGCTACGGAAAGCGTGTTGAGGTAAATTGATAGGTCCTGCTCTAAAAGGTTCAATCGGTTCTTTAAGGATTGACGGTAGGCCTTGGTTCTTTTGAGGTCATCCAAAGTTTCCGCAAGGGCTTGCATCAACACCACGGCACGGGTAATCGCTAACTGTTCTTTGGTTGGGTCGGGGTAATTCATTAGTTGCTTCTATTCTTTTTTGGTTTTAACAAAGTGTTTGGTGAAGTTACAGAATCACTTAAAGAATTATAAAGGTCTGAATCAACAAAATTAAATTGTACGATACCATCTTTTAAAGATTCTTTTGTTAATAAAAATGAATCGTCTCCTTGACTTAAATATACATAAGGAACTTCACCTAAAACTAAACTACTTATTCCTTCTTGTATAATTTCAATGTGACTTTCATTAGCATTATCAAAAACAAATTGATAAGCCTCCCCAAACTTGTAAACGCTAAATATTAGTTTTTTCATAGTGCAGTGTAGTTGTAAGTTTTGGAAAGTTCAAACCCAACACGGTTGATCAGGTGCATGGCTTGTAGTGCCTTAAAAAAGTCCTTGTGCTCGATGCACTGGGAACGCAACCGATACAACCGTTGCATCCGTTGGTTTAAAATATCAAAACGGCTAACCCTTGAAAGGTCGATTTTCTTTGCGGTGTATTCAGCGTTAACGTGTACTTCCATGGCTTTTAGTTTAATACCTTGAATGAAGTCGATTAGTTGTTGTGGGCTTGTTCTCATTTCATTGTTACTTTTAAGGTTGTAGTACTTCTTTTGATTGGTGGGGTAATGGTAATTATTTCCCCGTTTGCATCCACAATGTTTTCGGGCTTGGTCAGTGATCGTAACCACTTTTCACGGGCTTTCAGCATTTCGGTTGTACGTTCTACGTTCTCCTTCAAAATAATCCACTCGATGTCATTGCAACTTTCGTAGTCGTACTTAACACCCATTTCGGAAGTCGTGGCCACCGCTCCAAACATTTCGGCCGTTTTCCCGTGTTTTTCCTGCTCGTTGATTGCAAGATATTGGGTATCGGTTAAAGTTTGCTCTAAGGCCTTAATGATCATGCGTGCTTTGATTGCAAACTCCAACGGGTTGATATTACCCTCTTCGATTTGAATGCGAAATTCTTGATGCATCAACTCCACCTGCTCCCGTCCAGTTACGGACGAAAGCAGGTTGTTTGATTGCGTTATGATATTATCCATTGGCTTGCGTTTTAATTTGAAGTTTGTAGAATGGGTGGAAACGTCCGTGGGTTTCAAATTGTTGTTTTCTAAATTCCTTCACACGCTCCCAATATGTCAATTCTTTTTCTCTCAAAATGTTAAATTGTTCATTTTGCAATCTTTTTACTTCTCTCATTTTAGCAACGCTTCGTCTCATTTGATCTTCCAAAAACTCACCTTCTTTTTTTAGGTTGTATTTTCGAGCATAGTAAAGAATTAATGCGGGAGTCATATCGAGCATCTTTGCAAGGTCGCAGTTTTTAATCTTTGAGTAAAGTTCCCTTATTACTTTGATTTTATCTTCCTTTGTCATTTCCAATCCTTTCCAGTATCTTTTTTGAATTGTGCCTTAACCTCGGAAGTAATGCGGTAATGCGCTTCTAACTTCTTGCATAACTCAGGGTCGGTTTCGTGAAGTTCCAATAGCTTTGCGTACTTTTCAGCCGTGAATGGTTGCAGTTCGTCAGCCTTTGCAAACTTTGGGGCAGCTTCCTTTTTGCTCTGGACCTTGTTAATATCTCCCGTTGTACGTAGGTTGGTAGCCCCGTTAGCGTCGTCGTCTTCTTGGATTACACCGAAGCAAGCGGAAAGCGAGTATCGACGTGCATAGGTCAACGCACTACCGTACCCGTGTGGATCGTTTTTAGGCGCAGGAACGAACGTAATACCGTTGCTCATAGTTTCACCTGATTCGTGAATGATAAGCGTTTCTACACCAACTCCACCTTCCAGGCGGTGAATGATTTGTGAGTAGGTTAAACCGTGATCGTTAAGCGGTTTCTTGATTGCATCCGTAACGCTCGCAAGGTCTGCGTACTTATTTCGGAAGTGTGGGTTGGTACTGTCTTTTGAAGCACCTTCGATTTGGGCGGTTGCTTTAACCAAAGCTTTCGCCAAGTTTTTGATTGTTTCCATAATTTTGTTTTGGTTCACAAATATACAAATGAAAGTTAATTGTGCAAACTATTTTTTTAGTCTTTGCGGTATGGAACGTAGGCGGTGCGGTTTCCGATCTTTGTTGCACGTAAGATTTGCTTACGGTTTCCCGTCTTTGCGTAACTGATATGCACCCAGTCAGGCTCTTGCTTCGTTCCAAACTCCCAAATGATTTGATCGAACTCAGGTAGCTTGCAGGCTTCCTCAAATAGGTGAAAGTTGGATGTGTTCAACGCTTCCATATCGATCGCTTCACCTTTGCAGTGCTGTGAACTTTTGCTCCCACCAATGGCTCTGTTAAGGTCGGGGGAACGGTAGAAGGAACTTACTCGGATTGCACCAAGGATTTCCCGTAATGGTTCAAATACCTTTTCAGCGGTTAGCTTCATGGTTTCAATGGTTGCTTCGTTTGGTGTGTTGTTGATTCCTAAACGTGTGGCCGTGTTGCTCTTTGTGGCCTCGGTTAGTGTAATGTGTTTGCTAATCATAAAAAGAATTTTGTTAGTTTTACCAATGTTTGTTGATCACAGTACCCCGTGTTAATTACCTTTCGGTAAGTTGGTGGTGATACTGGCAATCGATGTACGGATATTTTCCGTTCATTTCTTACTTGCTCCCATCGTTGCGCTAAGGCTGTGGAAACCAAGGGGCGAGCAGGTTTTCGCCCCCGTTTGATTTGTTTAATTTCTCGCATTATTTGAAATAACTAAATATGACTGAATAGTTTTCTACCGTGTTGAAATTCATTTTAAAACTGATCGCTACACCGATTCCAATTTGCTCGCTGAAACTTGCATCGGTAACGCACAACTCTGAGTTTTTTAAGTCCCATCGGATTACCTCGTTAAGCAGTTCCCCAACGTGCCTATCTTCGTGGTCAATGTACCCTCTCAGGTGTTTGAAGATTGTAATTACATCGTTGAAAATGTAATGGCTTACGGGGTCGCACATATTCTCAGAATGTGCGTGGCCAATAAAGATGTCCCAACCGCAGGAAATTGTGTCGGGTGCTAACTTCCAAAAGCGCAATGCATCAGCTGGAAATTGTTTGTCATTCATTGTTTTCATATTATTTTGATTTTTTGGTTTGAATTCTTTTTGAAATGTAAGCCCCGATAAACACCATGTAAATAAGTGTGAATGGGTTTTTTGTTAGAAGGAAAACGTAAAGCGTTACGATTCCCCAAATGGTTGTTTGCGTTTTGTTCATTGTTTTTCTCTTTGGTTCTACAAAGTAACAACATGAAATTTAATTGTGCAAACTTTTTACGAAAAAAAATGAAACTTTTTTTTGAAGGCATAAAAAAACCCCCGATTTCTCAGGGGTTCAACCAAAAATTAAACTACGAAAACAACGCAAAAAACGTGGCTTGCGCTACAAAGATACAACTTTATTTTCCTTCGTCAACAGTTATTTGCGAAACAGTTGTAATAATTGTTCCTGCCGTGATCAAATAACCGCTCAAAGCTACAATCGAGGCGGGTAGCGAAACTGGTGCAGTAGCCAAAGCACCCCCGACCACACCAACCACAATACCAATAGTGCGCAGTTTCTTAAAAAATGGAGGGGTTTCTGCCGTCGCTCTCTCATATACAGTCATTTCGTTTGCCTTCTTAGGCATTAGGTTTTTGAGATTTTTCATTATTGATAAATTTAGTTGCAAAAATTTCAGTTCCTTTCAATCCAAGGTAGCCCATGATAAAAGCAATACCGTACTCCGCTGACCCTTGTTGCATTCCTAACGCATCCACCAC